CAGCCACAGATTGCAAAAGTAACCGGCATATCGTCTTTCTCCTTCCCTTGCCCCTTCTCACGGGCAAGTAGTTACCCTCTATGATACACCTTCGGGCTGCTTTTGGCAACTATGGATGGGGGATTTGCGGCGTATATTTGCATATGGAGGGATACGCCGCGGGTTATCCGCTAAAAGTCAAGAATAATTTGCAGAGAACAAGAAAAAACGGCAAAATGGACAAGTGAGCCGCCCTGTTTTTATGCGGTTTACCGACAAAATGACATGACAAGCCAGCCGGATGGGTGCGTCCCATTCGGCTGGTACGCTTGTATGGTGTCAGGCCGCTTGCACGGCCTCCGCAAAGAGTGAGGCGGCGGACCTCCACCCCAGCAGCTTGCGTGGGTAGTGATTGACCCAGCGCTCCGCCTCCGCCACCTGTTCCTTGGTGACCTCATCAAAGCTGGTGCCTTTGGGGAAAAACCGCCTAATAAGCCGGTTCATGTTTTCGTTGCTGCCCCGCTCATAGGCGCTGTACGGGTGGCAGAAAAACACCACCGTGCGCTTGCCCTTGCGGCGGTGGGCCATCTCTATGCCCTCGAAGTCTTGAAACTCACAGCCATTGTCTACCGTTATACTTTTGAACAGCTTATAAAACAGTTTGCCAAAACGGCGCTCCAAACTGTTGATGGCCTTGACTACACTGGCCGCCGTGTGGTCCTCCAAGAGCATAACAATCCCCATGCGGGTGCGTCTCTCCGTGAGCACCAGCAGGGTCTTTTTTGAGCCCTTGCACCCCATGATGCTGTCCATCTCCCAGTGTCCAAAGCTGCCCCGGTGCTTAATCTCCTCCGGGCGTTTTTCAATGCTTTGCCCACGGGGCGCTCTGGCGGCCTCCTTTTTGCTCCGGGCGGCGTAGTGGCGGCGGCCCTTTTCGTGCAGGTGGGCCGGTGTGAGATGGAGGAACACGTCTCCACGATAGACGTAGTTATAAAAAGTGTTCTCGCAGATTTCCGTGGTGTAGACCTCCCCATTGTTGCGGATTTCTGCAAGGGCGGCTCCAGGGGCAAAGCCGTGGACCATGACCAGCTCCTCCAGGCGGCGGGCCAAAGCATGGTCTTTGCCGATCTTGAGGCCTGGGCCCTTGTCCTTGAGGTGGTCCCGGTATTTGCGGTGGGCCACGTCCGCACAGTAGCGCTCCACAAAGATATAATCCGTGGTGCGCTGGGTGCAGAGGCCCCGGTTGATCTCGTAGTAAATGGAGCGTTCGCACTTGCCCAAGGCTCTGGCAATTTCCGGCTTGGAAAAGCCCTCTTTCAGCATCCGCTCAAGTGTCTGCCGGTCATTCAGTGTGAAGTGAGTAGCTCCTGCACGGTTCATATGTAGCACCTCCAAAAAATAAGAAAAGCGGGGCTCTCACCCCGCTTGCGCTGTCATGTATAGCCTTAGCAGCTCCGCCGTTTCCCCGTCCGGGAGAATGTCCTCCAGCTTGCAGTTGAGGGCAAGACAGATTTTGAGGAGAGTGGCCAGCTTTGCACCGCATAAGTCACGGCCCCCTTGCTCATAAGTCTGGAGCACCCGGCCATTGATACCAGCGGCGGCGGCCAGTTGGCTTTGTGACAGGTCATGCGCAAGACGGGTATATTGTAGCTTGCTTTGAGTAGTATGGCTCATAAAGCCCACCTCCTTTTGTGCCTTGATTATACAACAAAAGTTGTATAGTGTCAACATGAAAAAATGGCCCGGCAAAATTTCTTTTGCACAGGCCGCTTTTTAGTCCTGCTGGCAGGGGTGGCTCCTCAGCCGGTCCGCCAGTTCTGCCAGCACCGCAACATCCCGGTCACACAGGCCTGACACGTTGATGGTGGCCCTGGCATCTACGCCCAGCAGATAGTCCGTTGATACAGAGAACACGCCCGCAAGGTCTACCAGGCAAGCCGGTGAGGGCATACTCAAGCCCTGCTCCCAGGAGTTTACACCGTTTCTGGTGATGCCCAGCCGCCGGGCAAGCTCCGCCTGGGTCCAGCCTTTTTCCTCTCGCAGCGTCTTGATCTTGTCCGCCGTCATGGCATCGCCTCCTCACTCAAATTATACAAAGCCGCTATGATAAGTCATTATCTTTTAGGCTCTATTACTTGACATCAAAAAAGAGGGCGGCTATAATAAAACAAGAAAAGACGGGAATAAACTGGAATGTGGAGGGCGGCAGTATGCAAATGATGGGACGTATTTTCAAGATCATAGGCGGTTGCTTTTCCGCCTTGATGGCGCTGGGCGGGGTCATCGCCGCAATTCAAGAGCACCAGCTTGGCTTGCTTATTTTGGCGGCAGCGTTTGCGGCTCTTGCCGTTTTCCTGCTGAGGCCGAAGAAAGCAAAGACGGCCCCTGCTCCAGCTCAGGCCTCAAGCTCTGCACCAGAGGCCCCGGAGGAAACGCTCCAAGATATGCGGAGAAACTACACGGAGATGCAAGCACGGGAGGATGTCCGTATCATGCAGGAAAGCCTCCAGCTCATACAGCAGACTACGAATTTTGACACATTCCTCAGCCGCCTCAGCTTGGTCCAGCGTAGCGCCTTGACCCTCCTGCAAGCGGAAAAGGCCGGGTGCCGTAGTATTCAGCCAGGGACAAGAGAGGCGTGTGAGAAAGCCCTGGAGGCAGCCAAAAGCGCAAAGGTCAATTTCCTTTATAATTCGTACATAAAGGAAACAAATGAGGCCTTGCAGCTCAAAACGCCAGCGGGAAAGCGTAAACGTCTGGAGGCCTATCTCTCCAAGTTACGGGAGCATGAGGTGGATTTTATGGACGTGGAGGATGCCTATAAAAAGGCGATCTATGACACGGAGACGCTGCTATAAACGCAAAAAGCCGGAGAGGTCACACAAACCTCTCCGGCTTTTTTCCAGTGGAAAAAACTGCCCCGGTTAGGGTGGCGGGAATACAGGGGCCCTCCTTGCCTTAGACGGCCTTTGCTGGGCCCCTCAGCCCCGTGTATCAGCCCTTTTTGCTCTCAAGCTGGAGAATGACATCCCGGAGCTTGTCATACCCAAACATGGCAGCATAGGCCACCATAAAGCCCACCACCACGGCGGCGGCGATCATGTACCACACCACCGCCACGCTCTTGATCTGGCACCAGGCGAAGAACGCCACCAGCGTGAGGCCCATGGCCACGATGACGGCCAGGATGTTGGTGGGGAGCTTGTCCCAGGTGACCTTTTTGAACACCTGGACGATGATGTTGGTGAGCACCACCAGGATGCCCACGATGCTGAGGATGGCGGACCAGTTAAAAATGCTTTCCATGATTTTTTCCTCCCGTTTTATTTACCCCACAAGGGTGAGGTCCTTGATGTTGACGGCGGCGGTGACAGCCGTGCCCACTCCGATGACCGCCCGGTCCCCGTTCAGCTCCAGCACCGTGTAGGTGTTCTGGTAGACAAAAGCGGCCAGGCCTCCGCCGGTGTAGGTCTTGGCCCCGGCCTTGACCTTGACGCTGGAGCCCTTGGTGATGTCGGCGGAGGCTCCCGTGGCGATGTCAGCGGCATCCACCCAGCCGTAGACGGTGGAGGTGCTGCCGGTGGTCTTGATGAGGTGATAGGGGTGCTTGGCCCCTTTAGCCACGGCGGTGACCTTGGCCTCACCGGGCTTGCAGCTCTTGGGGCTGGTGCTGTTGGAGCTGGTATAGTGCTGAGTGCCGGTAAAGGTCACCACGGCCCCCACAGCGGGCTCCTGAGCGCTTGTACTGGGCTGGGTGGGCGTAGACACTACCGGGGCGCTGTCGCCCGCCACGGCCCCCGTATAGTCCACCCAGGGGAGCTTGCCGTGCTTGGTCCAGGTTCGGGCGCTGTACCCAGTCTTTTTGCCGATGTTGGCCACAGCGGTGATCTGCACCTTGTTGGCAAAAGAGGGGGAGCTCTCCACCGCCAGGCCGTTCCCGATGTAGATGCCGATGTGCCCAGACAGCCAGACGGCCTCACCCGGCACCATGGAGGCCCAGCCGGTGGTGCTCACCTCCGTGCATCGGGTAATCATGGTGTCAGCGCCGATGTCCGGCACGGCTCCGGCGGCAAACATGGCTTTGGTGGGATAGACCGCTCCGCCGTACTGCTTGGAGGCATCCCCGCACCAGCCCCAGAGGATGCCTTTGATGAGGTTTACACAGTCAAAGCCAAAAGTGTCCGCCGTGGCGGCGTTAATCATGGCTTTGCGGGCCGCCTTGGCATTATAGCCGTTGGAGGCCCCGTTGTTGATGTAACGGGTTTTGTTGGCCGCCGTCATGGGAGCGCCAAAGCACCCCATGACATACAGCGTCTTGTAGTTCTTGGCGATGTCCACCGCCTTGTCGCAAAAGGTCTGAGCGTTCATTTTGCTCATGGCTTGCTTTCCTCCTTTTAGTCTTTCAGCACGATCTCAGCCGCACGGAGGGCAACATCCGCTCCGTACTGGCCCGCAAACTGCTTGAGAAAGCGCTGGGCATACTTGGCCCGGTTTTCATTCTTGGATTTCCAAAGGTAAAAGCCGCCCCACGTTCCATCTGTCACCAAAGAGGTGCCAGCCAGAATGGCCACGGCGCTCACGTCAAGGCCCAAGAAAGAGCCCACCACCGTGACAGTACAGAGGATGACAGAGATGAGGACGTTGAGCAGCAGCATCTTTTTAGAAAATTCCAAAGCGTCCGCCCCCTTTAGTAGAGGGCCTGAACGCTCTGCTCCGTCATAAACTCCTTGTGTTCGTGCTTGACCTTGCGGGCGTACTCCAGAGCGGCGTGCATATCGCCGTTACAGTGAGCGTCCGGGATGCGCTGGACGGCCTCCGCCGTAGCCTCCCCCAGAGCGATGGCCGCCCCCATGCCCTTGATGATAAGCACCTCATTTTTCTCACGGGCCTTTTCCCGTTCCTCCTGGGCGGCCTCCCGCTTGGTGATGCGCCGCTGGAGCATCCAGGAACAAAAGGCGGTGATGGCGGTGGGGATGCCCAGCAGCGTGACCAGGCCCCCCACAGTGAGCTCAATGACCATGATGTCCTCCTCCTTTACTCCGTGACCTCATCCCAGCCGGACACGCCCGGCTCCCAGACGTTGCCGTCCACCGCAGAGGTCCAGCGCTTGCCGTTGTGGCTCACCTTAGCCCCGGCGCTGTATGCGTCATGGGAGCCCACGGGCTGGCTCCAGGCGGGCCACTCCTCCGCCGGATCAGAGGTCACCGCCCAGAGGGAGGCGGCCTTATCAGGCTCCCACCCCTCCTGGGAGGTGTGCTCCTGCACACAGCGGTACAGGGTGCCGCCGTACCGGCGGAGGTTCCCCTTGGTGTAGTTGATGCCGGGCTCCCACTGGGCAAAGAGGGTGGACTGCTCAGAGGCGGTCACATCGTCGATCTGGCCACTCTCTGCCAGCACCACAAAGGCGATGGCGGCAGCGTCCTCCCGCTGCTTGGCATAGAGCTTGGCCTCATTCAGCTCTTTCAAGCTGGTTGTGGTTTTCTGTACCATTATTCAAAAGCACCTCCGATATTGGAAATATAGCCGCCCTGGCCGCTTGCGCCCCGGCTCACGGTCAGCCGGAAGTTGAAAGCAAAGCCCTTGGCGGCGGTCTTGTTGGTAAAGATGTGGTTGGCCTTGCTGGTGATGTCAGCGGTGGCATCCTCCCACACGGGGCTGGGGTCCTTGGCGTTGTTGGTGACCTCCACCTTGAGGTTGGCATCAGCGGGGAGGGAGCCCACAAGGGTCATCACCATCACGCTGATCTGGTCATCTGCATCCATGGGCTCCGCCAGGGTGATGGTGGCCTCCGTCACCAGCTTGGTAAAGGTCACCGTATAGGCGGCGCTGTCCGCCTTGCCGTCATTGGCCACCACCTTGAGGGTGTGGGCCCCGTTGAGGACTTTCTGGAAGTTGTCCCCGCTGACAGCTTGGAACGTGTTGGTCTGGCCCAGGGTGGCCGTGTAGGACCGCTGGAGCACGTTGTCCAGATACTCCTTGACGGTCACGGTGTCCCCGTCTGCATCCGCCACGGTATAGGTCAGGTTAAAGCCGATGGCCTTAGTGCCCAGGTCGCTCCCGTGGGTGGCGCTGCCAGTGATGGTGGGGGCCGTGTTGACAGACACAGAGCCGTCATCGCTGACAGAGAGGGTGGAGGGGAGAGTGAAAGCGGGGCGGGAGCCGCTCGTGCGGGAGCAGTCGTAGTAGCTGAGGTTGCCGTCGGAGTTCAAGTACCAGGCGTAGTAGGTGAAGACCGTGTACGGGGAGCGGGTCCACTGGACCACGGCGGAGCCGTTCAGATAGGCGATCTTGAGCGTGTTGGCCCCCTCCAGGGCGGTGCCCTCAGCGTTCAAATAGGTGTGGGTCTGCCCCAGCTCCGTGGCGGACAGCAGGAACACCGCCCGCTCCAGGGTGGTCTTGGTGGTGTTGCCGTTGCCGGGGGTATAGTAAAACTTGGTGGTGCCCATAGCCGCCCGGATGTCAGCGTCCAGCAGGTTCTTGTAAGTGCCGTTGAGCCAGGTGTCAATGGCGCTGGTTGCATAGGCGTTGACATTGGAGCCGTGCCACTGGCGCTGGTCATAGCAGTCCTTGCGGACCAGCAGGGTGCGCCCGGAGCCGTTCAGCCCGCTTTCATAGTTGTGCTTGGCAACATAAAACTCCACCAGCACACCGTTTTCTTTCAGCTTAACGGTGCTCATTATGGCTTTATTGCCAAGGGTTGTTGTGGCCATTTAGATGTCCTCCTTTAGAATATTTTGCACACGGTCCCGCACCCTCTGGCGCAGGTTCCAAGTGTTGCCGTGAGAGGCATGAGCATCCCACGCTTTCCACGATTGCAAGATCACCTCACGGCTCACCAGTCCGGCGGGGTAGTCCTTTTCCCACCGGCGCAGACGGGCCCGCATCCGCTTTATGCTGCTATGGCGCAGCTTGCGGATGACCTTGCCGCTCTCCGTGAGGTATGTGTGAAAGCCAAGGAAGTCAATGCCGTTGCGCAAGGGAAAAATCTGGGTCTTTTCGTTGAGCTCCAGGCCAAGGCTTGCCATATACGCCCGGATTTCCCGGAGGCAAAATTGCAAGTATTCTTTGTCTGGGTGGATGAGGAAAAAGTCATCCATATACCGGCCATACCAGCGGATGTGGAGCTTTTCCTTGACGAAGTGGTCAAAGTCATTGAGGAAAAGCAGGGCAAAGAGCTGGCTGGTCTGGTAGCCAAGGGGCAAGCCGCTGGTGCAGTCGATGTAAACGCAAAGCAGATCATAAATAACAGGCTCAAGGTCCAGCTTTCTCAGCATGGCCTTGAGCCTGTCGTGGTCTATATTCGCAAAGAATTTGCGCACATCGCACTTGAGGACCCAGCCCTCAGCGGTGTGGTGCTTGTTCCAGTATTCGGTGAAAAAGCCTTTGAGACGGTCAAGGCCAAAATGGAGGCCCTTGCCCTTTTGGGATGCGTAGCTGTCCAGTATAAAGCCGTGGGTTATTCGATCATAGAGCAGGTTGTCCACCAAAGCGTGCTGGACCAGCTTGTCAATAAAGGCCGGAGCTTGCACCAGCCTTTTCTTGGGTTCAAAGACGTAGAACACTTGAAAAGCGCCAGGCCTGTATATCTTGGTGCGCAGGATGTAAATGAGGTTGACGATGTTCTCCAGCAGCCGGACCTCAAAGCGGGCGGTTGCTGCTCTGGTGCGTTTGCCCCTCCGTGCGGCCAGATAGGCCTTGTATAGTACGGCAAACGTGCAGATTTGTAAAAATGTCACGGGTTTCCCACCTATTCTTGCGGGCGGCCCCCTGTCGTTCTTGCGGCGGGCTGTCCTCTCCTCATGTGCTGTTTAGGTGCCGGGCTGACAGGACCATAAGCCCCACACCTCCCGCATGGGCGGTGCGTGGCATCAGCACAATGTATTTGCCCCGGTATGGTGTCCGGGGCTGGGTGTGACCTCCTTTGATGTGATGAATGGCACAGTTTTTGGCTTTGGGCCTAATCAGTCGGGCCTTATCATCAGAGCGGGGCGGGAGCCGTTCGTGTTGGAGCAGTTGTTGTTGCTGAGGTTGCCGTTGGAGTTCAAGTACCAGGCGTTGTTGGTGTTGTTCGTGTTCGGGGAGCGCAGGGATAAAAAATAGGTCACACCCAAATATAACGGCCTATGGCCGGTATATCCTTTTAGCCAGAGCGCATGGCCACCGCCATCTGCTGGGCGATCTGCCCCAGCTTGGCAAGCTCTTGGGCCGCCTTAGCCTCCCGCAGAGTTGCCGCCCGGTTGCTGTCATTTCTCCGCCAGTTAAAAGCCTTTTGTTTGACTGGCCGCACAAGCTCCGTCCAGTAGTGGCATTGGTCATCTGAGATGTACTTTTTCTTGTAGCTCAGATTGATATAGGTGAGCATTGTCTCACACAGCATGACCACCGTGTCCAGGTCTTTGAGGCGTTCCTCATACTCCGTCTCAAAATAGCGGTCATTGGCGGCGATGCACCGCTCCAGGATGTCAGCGGCACAGTCCTCCAGCCGGGCGCACAGGTGGAAAGTCTGACTTTTAGGGAAATGGGGCTTGCCGTCATCCTTGACTTTCTTGTAAAGGGTGCATTGGACAAGCTGGCCGCCCTCCATGACGTAGGCGCTCACCGGCTTATACTCCGGCTCCACGGCCTTGACCCGCTGGATGGTGTAGTCCAGCAGATCAGCGGCCATGGGGATGATGTCATAGTTAGGCATTAAAACTCCACCCTCGCATATGCCTCATTCCACACGCCGGTGACCACCAGCCCGGCCAGGTTGGTAAAGGTCACGTCAAAGGAGTTGCCGGTGACATTGGTGCCGTATTTCAGCTCAAGGGTTTTGAGGCGGCTGTCAATGCCGGTCACCATGACCTGGAGGGCGGGGTGGGCGGTATTATCGGAATTGTGGGCGGTGAGGGCATCGGCCAGAGCCTCAGCGCTTTCCTCCTTGGTGAGCACCTGGTCCATCTGGGCGGAGCCCAGGGCCAGCCGCCGGATGTCGGCGTGGGCGGTGTCACTGGTGTCATGGTCCAGCAGGGCCGCCTCCATCTCCTGGCGGCTCACCGTGTCAAGGGCGGGGTTGATGACAAACTCCAGGATGGAGGCATCCGCCACAACGATGTGCATGACCATAGTGAGCTTGCCAGACACGCCCTGGGAGATGGCCACCTTTTCCGTGTCCGGGGTGTTGCAGATAGCCAGGGTCAGGCCCTCATCCGTGCCGTCATCCGCAATGAGGGACATCTCACGGATGATAAAGCCACCCACATCATCATCAATGACGATCTTCACATCAATCATGTTGGGGGTGGTGGGGCTCAGTTGGGCGGAGGCGATCATGCCACGCCATAGCTCATTTTTGAGCTCAAGCTGGTCCACGGTGGGCTCATAGTAGGCCCCGCCGCCGTCACCGGCAGCGGCCTCTTTGATTTGCAGCATTTCACCTCTGAGGAGGCAGTCCGCCAGCAGAGCGGCCCCCTGGCTGGTGATTTTCGTACCGTAGGAGCGGACCTCCTCGGTGGTCTGGATTTGTGTATTAGGCATTTTGCTCCTCCTGTTCTGTTGGGTAAATTTCAACGGTGGCATGGTATTCCAGAGCGCCCACCATAACGGCAGAGCCCCGGCTTTCCAGGTTGCGGACCAGATAGGGCCACACCTCCACACTGTTGACGATTTCCGTAGTTGCGCCGCAGCGCAAGGTGCCGTTGCTGTCCAGGCGATGCACCAAGCTGGGGTAAATCTCTACTTGGTGGGCCGTTTCGGTGACAGCGCCGATGGCCACGCCGCCGGTGCTTTCCAAGTTGCTCACAATCCAAGGGTAGACTTCCACCTCATGGGCCAGCTCCGTGGCCGCCCCAAAGGTGACGGTGCCATAGGACTGCAAAAAAGCGGCCATAAGCACCCGCATATTGGAGGGCCGCACCGCCAGCAGCATCTTGAGGATTTCCGCCGCCAGGGTGTCCGCCTCCGGCAGCACCGTATAGTCAAGCTCAATGGATATTGTGTAGTCCTTGATGGTTTCCTCATGCCCGGCGGGGCCGCAGATACTTGTGAGCCAGTTCTTGAGCCAGGGAATGGTGTAGGGTATTTCCATATTCCACATGGCTTTTATGCGGGCTTTGCGGAGCTCCAGGGTGTCCGTGTCCTTGGGAAAGATTTTCAGCTCTTTCTCCCACACGGCCACACCCCGCTCATCCGCCTCCTCCAAAAACTGGTTAGCTAAAACAATGGCCAGAGCGTCCCACGCAAGGGAGATTTCCGGCTCATTGGCCTCATTGATGGCCTTGAGCTCCAGCACCTCCCGGAGCACGGGGGGCAAGTAGTTGATGAGCTTTCTATCCACTTACAGCCCCCCTCACCGGGATGCTGTCCGGGTCCAGCGCCAGATTGCTCTCCACGCCGTTGATCTCCGTGCCGCCGATGTCAGCGATCATGGTAGAACACCCGGAGAGGATGCGGCTTTCAATCTGGGAGATGCGGACCGTGAGAAAATCAGAGGAGGCCCAGGCCTGAGCCAGCTCCGAAAAGTAGGCATCCAGGACGGCCTCCACATAGCTTTTAACGGCCCCCCAGCTCCAGCCGGGGGTGTAGGTCAGGTGGAGCGTGATGTCCACGGGCTCCGGGGTCACGCCGGTCACGTTGACCACATGACCGATGGGGGCAAGCCCCAGGCCCTCCCCAGCGTTCTGGGTGGGGTCTATGCGGGTCTGCACATCGTCCAGCAGAGTGTCCGTTGGGGCGGTATTGTCGGAGGCCATAATGACCAGCTTGACGCAGCCCCCCACGGTCAGCAGCTTGTGGGTGGCCGCAATATATACAGCGGTCAGCCAGGCCGCCACGGCGGGCTCCAGTGCGCCCACAGAGGCCTCATACCAAGCCGCCACCTCCTCACTGGGAATGAGGGAGGCGGGCCGCAGGTCCTCATTCCAGACGGGGTGGACCTTAACGGCGCTCACGCCGGGGATGGCAAGCACCTTTTCCCGGTAGTCCGCCTGGTTACCGCCAAAGGCTTGGCTCTGGAAACTGTCCAGCACCCTTTGGCGGAAAGCCTCTGTTTCCTCCTCATCGTCCCCAGGGATAAGCAGCTCCACCAGCTCTGCATGGGTCAGCCCGTCCACGTATTCCACGGGAATGAGTTGGCCGGTGTAGTGGTTGGCAGCGCTGCCCACCGTTTCACAGGTGACCCGGTGGCTCATTCCCGTGGGGGTGTCATCCTCCGGGTCCATCCGGGCGGTCACCACAAAATTTAAGTCCTCGCAGGAGAAACGTGTCCCGGCGGGGACTTCGATGTTAAACTCCGCCCGGTAGACGGCAGCGCTGGCCGGATAGGGGGCCATGTTGCGGTCAGAGGCCCGCTTGATGAGGTATTCACGGGGAGCGGTGAGCAGATACGTGGCCTTGAAAATAAAATCGGCCTCAATGTAAAGCTGGGCCACCTCTGCCATTGACGGGGCCACACCGTTAAACACCATGGACCCCTCCCGCTTGTCGATGGACGGGGGCACCCGGCTCAAAGCCCGCTTGACCAGCGCCTCATAGGTTCTATCCTCATACATTACACGTCAACCTCCTTTGTGGCCTCAACGTCTCCATAGATGGTATGGACCACAAAGCTGGCCCGCACGCTTTTCCGGCCCGTCTCAAATTCCCAGTCACTCAGGCTGGTAATGCGGTCATCCTGCATCAAGGCCTCCGTGATGCGCCGTTTTATCTCGCTCATGGCATAGTCTTTGGGCTTGCCTATCAGATCAGACAGCTCAGAGCCATAGTTGCGGGAGTAGATGGGGTATGCGTAGCGCTCCACGTTGAGAATGAGATAAACGGCCTGGAGGACAGCATCCCGTCCGTCCGTGGTGCCCCGCACCCGGTCCCGGTCAATGTCCAGCTTGTGGGTCAAGCCGGGCTGGACCCCAAACTGAAAAGCAATGAGGTCCAGGTCATCCCCCGTGGTGGGTAAAACTCCCATTACTCTCTCGCCTCCCATCTGTCCAAAACAATGTATTTCTGTCCGCCGTCACAGCGGAGCAGGATGACTTTTTCACCCACTTGCAAAGCGTTGTGGACCCGCCACTTTTTCCGGCCCTGGTATTTGTGCCGGTGGGACGCAAATTCAGCGTAGCCCCCGCCGCCGCTCTCCAGTTCCGTGTAGTGGGGGCCCTGGCTTTTGCCCTCCCCCTCAATGGTGGAAAGTACCACATTGAAGTCCCGCACATTATCCGTGAGGATGAGCTGGGGCCCCTCCAGGGTTTTCTTTTGGTCCACCATGATCTTGAGCGGCCCCACACTGGTGACGGTTCCATGGCACATCATCATGGGGCCATCTGCTTGGACGGCCTCCACGGCGGCCTGTTTCACCGCCCGCACCAGCTCATTGATGTCAAGCGACAAACGTACCACCTCGCATTTTCAGCTCCATTAGGTGCTGCTCATTATTGAAAGTGTGCTTGACCTGTTCCACCATGAGGTAGTTGGAGAGGTTGATGTCCCCCAGGCCCAGCGTGACCACCAGCAGCGTGCCGCCTCGGACCCGGATGTCACCCAGCACGTCTTGGAGCCGGAGCGTCCGGGTCTTGGTGTTGTAGAGGTCAAGGAGTGCGTCTGCCATCGCCTTGGCGTTGGTGGGGCTGTCCACTTTCTCAAAATACTGGAGCACTCCCCACTGATTGATGTTGCCGCTGTCCTGGGCGATGTAGATTTCACGCTTGCCGGTGTCCTTGTTCTCATAGAGCAGCTTGATCTTGTCATAGGTCTGGGTGGAGATAGAGCTTTTATAGTCATAGTCTCCGGCGGTTTCATCGTCAATGACCATGCCCATTTTCATGCTGCCCAAGCTCTTGAGGGTCAGCTTGCCAACATCATCATAGAGCACATACATCTGGCCGGTGGCCTTGAGGGTTTCATCCAAAGCGGTCTGGATGATGTCCCACATGGTCTTACTGTCCTCCACCCGGCTCTCAATGACGTGCCCCGTGTCCTCCAGGCTCCCAGCGTTGAGCTGGAAGTCATCCGCAATCATTTTGATGACGGCAGTGGCGGTCTTGTTGGTATACACATAGGTGTCCTTGTTTTTGAGGTAGTAAAGCTGGTCATACACCGTGATGGTGATGACGTTGGGGTTGCTGCCCTTGCGGGCCTTATCGAACACAAAGCCGTAAAAGACAGGGGTGCCGTCCACGGAAAAGCGGCAGGGGTCCCCCTCTTGAAAGCTGAGGCCTGGGGTCTTGACTACATCGGCCACCAGTTTCCCCGGCTGGCCCTGGCGCTCCCATTCTATGGTCACGCCCTCCACGGTGGGCGGCAGCATTACGCTCCCACCGTGCTGGATAAGCAGCTCATAAGTCATGGCAGCGTGAGCACCTGCCCCGGATAGATCAAATTAGGGTTGCTTATCTTGTCCGTGTTAGCTCCAGCGATCTTGGTATAGTCGGAGCCCTTGCCATAATACTTGGCAGCGATGGCCCACAGGCTATCACCCTTTTGCACCGTGTAGGTCTTAGCGGTGGGGGCCGTGCTGGCCTCCCGCTCCTGTTCCACAGTGACGGTGGGGGGCTGGCTGGGTTCGGCTGGCTGTTCCACCGTGGCGGTCTTGGTGCCGTAGTCCCTCCATTGCTTGAGGTTGACATCCACAGCCACATCCAGGCCGTTGGTCTTAACGTCCTCCACAATGTTGTAGTCCTCCACGCTCACCGTGATATTGGTGTCAAAGAGCTTTCTGCCGTTGGGAGAGGAGCGCACCAAAATAAACTGGGTTGTTTTCTTGTCGGTTTTCAGCCCCTCCAGCATATCCAGGTAGGCAGACGGGGAACGGCCCCCGGTGAGCATAGGCAGCACCAGGGGCACCGTGATCTCCGTGAGGCCGGGGGAGCGCAAAAAGTTGATCTCACCCTCATTGAGCAGCACCAGGGTCTTGTTTTTCCCCTTAATTTTCACCGTGAGCTTGGCAGGGGTGGGGACTTCCATGCCGCCCAGATAGCAGGTGTAACTCATGTATGTACCCCCTCCGCAGCCGTCAGCAGCGCCTCAGTAAAGCCATCCGTGAGCTCACGGATAACGCCGTCCAGATCAGCGCCGCCGTCAATTTTGTTGGTCATGCCGGTCATGTCGATTTTGACCTCCGCCGTGGTGAAACGGTTGATGGCGT